ATTTACCCAGTAAATGCGAAAGGCGAACAGAGTGCAGACGCTTGGGAAAGCGACTTTGTGCAGGAGTTGGCGACTGGCTTTTGTGTGAATGAGTTAGGCGAGGACGGACGCACCGAAGAGGTTAATTTCTATCCAATTCAGACGAACACTAGGGACTTCACGAACAATGAAGAAGAAGTCCTTGAACAGATTAAGAAAGATTACCCACCAACAGAGTGGCAAAACAATGAATGGTTTAGGAGAATAATATGAGATTTTTTATGGCAGAGAAAGAGGCTTTCGATGAACTCGGAGCAAGCGAAACGCTTGGCGACATCATTCGCATTGGCTTCAATGGGGTTGATTTTATTGATAAAGACGGCAAGAAATTCGAATGTTGGGAAATGTCTGGTAACAATAAAGTCCTAGGACGCCGATACGAAGACGGAGAGTATGCCGATTTAGAACTAGACGGAGATACGCCTATTGACCAACACTCGATTATAGTCGATAGAGATGAAGACAATTACACGATTATTCAAGTAAAGGAATTAGCATAATGATGACTAGACAAGAAAAGATAGACCAACTACGCAACTGGGTAGAACATCAACATATCACGAATATTGACCAACTTAAAAACGAAATAAGTTGTGCAGAATATGACGGAAATGAAACTATCGAAGAGTTCGACGATATTATTCGCCCATTGGGTATGAACACTTGTGATAGGTGTGGCGATATTCACGATAGCGAAGTAGGGCTATTTTGGCTTGACGGGTTCGACTGGGAAGACGGAAACCCAACCGACCAAGCGATATTGAAAGCACTAGGAGAAGAGAAGACAGACTATTGTGCTGTATGCTACAAGTGCCTTAATGAACTTAAAAAGAAAGGGAAAAAATAAAGGAGTAAGTATGAAGACAAGGTTAGTAGTAGATGACATCGGAGATTTAGATGTCATTTTTTATATCGAAGAGGCATTGACACAATATATCGATTATTACAAAAATGGAGGAGTTGAAGAGGACAAACAGATAGCAACCAAAGCAGAGCAAGTCTATGACTTGATACGTGAAAGAGCAAGATATCGAGATTACGATTACAATAAAGGAGAATAGATATGAAAGTATTTGAATGCACGGTATATGATAAGAATTGTAATGACGGGGAGAACTACGAAAGTTATGTAGCCGAGGCTAACGACCTCGAAGAATATGATAATCACATCAAGGACTTTGGTATCACGGACGAAGATGTGCATTTTGTATTCACTAATGGAGAGATAAGTAAATCGAAAGGAGAGGTAGAAACGGAAGAGTTCAAGTATGTAATCGGAAATGAAAGAAATGAAACGCAATAAGGAATGGTGGAAAGATTTAGCCGAGCGAGCAGTAAGCGAATATCAGACTTATCTGTTCGATCAAATCACGAAAGACATAGAAGAAGGGAACATAAGAGTAGAAACATCAATAAATGAAGACGACTATGTGGCAGGTCTAATTGACGACATAATCATTAAAGAACTCGGCTTGACTGCCGAGGAATTGAACAAACTTAATCGCGGTTGTGCTGTATGCTACAAGTGCCTTAATGAACTTAAAAAGAAAGGGAAAAAATAAAGGAGTAAGTATGAACACAAAGTTAGATAAGACAACCATTAAACTATTGAAAAGTTCGTTGCCTGATAAGCGTAGTGGTAGCCTTGAAATCTTACGCAAGGTAGGAGTTCGCAATAAAGAAATGATGACCACAAACCTAGAAACATTCACATCTATCTATACCGAATTGCCTGACGGGATCTATGACCTGACTGGCGAGTATCTAGTAGCCAATGACGCTTATACAATTGATGATTACCCTGAAATGACAGGGTTTGACTGGGGCGAAACATATCAAATCACTAAGCCACAAATTAAAGTATTGCAAAGGCTTGCAAAGTTCTGCTCGCAGGACACGACACGCCCAGTGCTATGCTCGATTAAAATCAAGGACGGTAAAGCCTATGCCTCTGACGGCTACAAACTTATGCGAGTCGACATGAACTTGCCTGACTGTTTTATTAGCCCGAAGTTTGTAAAACGACTGGCAACCCACGCAGAGTGGGAGTTCAGGGTGGCAGGCGAAGAGGCGATTAACGCAGGCACTCACGGAATTGACATCTATGAGAAACAAGTTACTGGCACAATTCCACAATACGATAATCTATTCCCGAAGAAAGAGCCACAGAAGTATATCGTAGTTAATCCTAACAAGGACTGGGTATACATCTTTGATGGAACTAGCCGAGCAAAAATCGTAATGCTAGGCAAGGAAGATACGATTATTGATACCACTGAGGTATTCGACCCGAAAGAATGTGATGAAGACATTATTGTAATGCCATTAGCAGGCTATCCAAAGGACGGCACGATTCGTGTCGCAGGCGAACAATTAGTAAACACGATTTGTGTCGCAGGCGAACAATTAGTAAAAATTGGCAAAGAGGTTGCAGTATTCTTTGGAGAAGACCACACCGTGCCAGTATACGCAAAGGAGATTAAGTAATGGAAGATTATAAAGTTGTAAAGAAAATCGAAATGACTACCGAGCAGTTGAAAGGACTGCTCGAAGTAGCCCGCAAGTATAAGTATTACTATGTTTACGACAGCGAACAGAACCGTGATGGTCAGGGCGAATGGCATTGTGATGTATTCCTAGACAACGAAGTCGAACTCGGTGCAGATGGTTGGGGAGATGGCGAAGAGTATTGGAGTTTCAATGAGGTAAAACAAATCCCAATTACGCAAGTTAAAGAGTATTGCATTGAGCGTGATTTGCCACAGTTAAAGACAGTCGGGGATCTAAAACGATATGCCAAAACAACGACCGATAAGATTAGGCTATTTATGAGGAATGGCAAACTATGGTTGAGGCAGACAAGCAAATAGATATTGACGAAGATTTGAAGAATGCTATTATAGATTTGTATAGCGAACCTACAATTTACGAAGATTAAACGGAGAAGTTAATGCCAGAGTTGTATGATTATCAGAAAGATGCCGTGCAAGCATTGCTTGGTGGCAAGCATTTTGTAATTGCCCAAACTGGTTTGGGCAAGGGAGCAATGGCTGTTGTATGGGCAAAAGCCGTATGCGAACGCAGAAATAAAAACAAAGTATTAGTTGTAACTACTGCCTCTAAATCTAGAACGGGAGATTTCGAGTCTGATGCAGACTTATGGAATGGGGAGGAATGGAGAAAATCACTATCATCTCTCTCTGTCATATCGTGGCACAAACTATCGGCTTGGACTAAAACCAATCGATATTTTTTGGAGCAGTATGTGGTAATTTTTGATGAGGTCGCGAAGGCTTCCGCAGGGGTATCGAGCCAAATGGGCAGAGCATTCCTAGAAGTAGCCCGCAAAGCAAAAGACTGGGCTGGATTCACGGCAACACCTGGCGATACTTGGATTAAATTTTATCCATACTTCACAGCGTGTGGTTTAGTAACATGCAAGACGGCATTCAAGGCAGAGTATGTAATTGAGCAAAACTTCAAGGGCTTCCCGGAAATCGTTGGATATCGTAATGAAGATGAACTGAAAGAAATGTGGAAAGGGATCTCGACCGCACCAGACACGGCGAAGATGTTAGCCGAACTTCCAGAGGAGAGCCACTTCGTAAAGACATTCAAGACACCGAGCACTTATAGAAAGACGCTCAAAACTAGGACGACACCTGATGGCGAGTTCCTCGATACAAGCGGAGCATTGTGTGCCGAATTACGCAGGCAATGCTTCACAAAAGACAAACAGGAATGGGTCAAAGATTTTGTTGAGAATCTCGGCACGAATGCCGTGTTTTTCTATAACTTCATCAAGACCGGCGATGAACTCGAAGAGGTAATCACGAAGGCATTGCCAAAAGGTGCAAAGGTTTGGAGAATTGATGGTAAGCGGCATGAAATCCCGACGGAGAAGACAATCGGAAGATACGACATTGTGATTTGCCAATGGCAGTCGGGTTCGGAGGCATTGAACTTCCAGTTCATGAACTACTGGGTTGCAGTCGAACTTTGCTATTCATATAGCACGGCAATTCAGGCACGAGGACGCATTAAGCGTATAGGACAAAAGAAACATATGAACTACTATTATCTATTAACGGAAAGGACAATCGAGCAAGCGATACTTAAATGCCTAAAGCAGAAAGGAGAATTTAGCGACGAGGTATGGCTAGCAGAACTAAAAGAAAGAAAGGAGATTGCATGAAACCAACAGAGTATTTGAAACAGTTAGAAGCCATCTATATTAATGCAGAGGGCAAAGATAAGGAGGTAGCAGAAGCAATCTACGAAGGTGCAGTAAGGATGTATGAATTCATGGCAAATAAAGACCGCGACTATCGTGACAATAATAGAGAGAAAATTCGAGAATACAACGCAGAGTATATGAGGAATTATAGGGCAAAAAAGAGGGCGACCAATGGACGATAAGAAACTAGAAGAGAGAAGAGCCAAAGAGAGAGCAAGATGGCACAGGCGTTACGCAAACCCGGAATTCAGAAAGAAAGAATTAGAGCGTAATAAAACGCGAGTAGAGGAGTGGCGGGAGAAAAACCGTGAACGATACCTGGCTATCAAGCGTAAATACAATAAGAAGTATTATGCAGAGAAACGAGAAGAAATCCTAGCCAAGAAGAGAGCGGAATATAAATTAAGAAAGGAGAAGAAAAGTGAATAAAGATATTGAAGCACTAGACCAACTCATCGATGACGCAATCACCGAGGAGAAGGCATTAGCGGTCAAGGCAGATGAGCTTGCACTGCAAAACAAGCAGTTCGCAGACTACTTAGCGGCTAAGAAACACCAGGACGAAAAGCTCGAGATGCTTTGGACTATGGTAAAGGACGCAATGATTGAGCAGGGCATTACTGAGCATGAGAATGACTACATCAAGCTCAAACTCAGCCCGAGTGGTAAATATAAAGCCGAGGACCTGGAGTCCGTCGACGATGACCTATGCGACATTGTGAAGAAATTAAACAATAAGAAGGTGAAGGCCTATGTCGAGCTGAACGGCAAATTGCCGGAAGGTGTGGAGAGCACAGGCTATATCTTGAGGAAAACTTTGAAGGGAGAATAGAATGTTCGTAATTGAAGGATATAAATAACTATTCTAAGAAATGGAAATGTAGAAAGGAGATTATATAAAATGGCACAAGTATTATGTCCAAAATGTGGGGAAGATTTATGCAAGCGTGGAATTGGTCACGATTGTCACTATTACGCTGTTGAGTATGGCTTAGATGATTTCGTTGATGGTACTATTGGAGATACGATTGAGAATTATTGTCCAGAGTGTGGTGAAACGATTTCTAACGAGCAATACGATAAAGTTATGGAAGAATGGGAAAAACCAACCAAGGAGGTTAAAAATGATTAGTTATGATGAGTTTAATAGTAAACGCAGTAAAGGGGTACTAGCATGAGCAGATGGAAGAAGCATTCACTCGCCGTCTATGATGGCAAATACATGTATTATCGGAAGGACTTTGTAATCGAAGCACTTAAAGATCTCGGCAAAAGTTTGGCAAGCGATTTTGAAAGAGCATATGTCGATCATAATATTGTTGAACCGTCGAAAGAAGGCAAGGATGTAGATGTAAGGCTAGAGAAGAGTATCGCCAAGATGAACGCCAAAAATATCAGACACGCATGCGAATATGCATCAGAATATTTCAAGGAATGCAGTCGAGAACCTAATAAAAAGGAGATTGAAAAAGCAAACAGAAAGTAGTAGTATCGAATTAGGTGGGAACCATAAATAATAAACATTACAACTTGAGGAGAAGTCACGTGATGTCTTTTCATTTTGTAGGAAAGGAGAAACGGTATGGCAATACCGACCGTAAAGAACGGAGACGCCATGGCCCCCAAGCTCATGATTTATGGCTTGCCGGGTGTTGGCAAAAGCACGTTAGCGGCCACGCTGAGTAAGCCATTGTTCATGGATTTTGAGGGTGGCCTAAACTACATCAAGGGGGTGGAACGAACCCCGCAAATCACGAGTATACGCACATTCTATGAGTATCTCGTAGAACTTAAAAACAAACCAAAAGACCCGAACTACGACACAATCGTAGTCGACTCGGCAGACTGGATGGTGCGTAAGATTGTCGAACAGGCCGCAGGCATCGACAACACGCATCTGACAGAAACTCTTAACAAATCGAACGGCGGCTACGGCAACGGCGCACAGGTCCTTGAGAACCACATTCGCACCTGGCTCTTGCCTCTCTTCGTCATGCTAAATGTCAAAGGTTATGGGATTTGCCTGATTGCCCACGCAGATAAGAAAACCATTATAACGGCAGATGGCATAGACCTAGAGCAGATTACGCCGAAGATAGATGCGAAGACAATGAACTTCTTCGTAGAGTGGTGCGACAACGTCATCTATCTAAAGAAGGATATTGACGGCAGTCGAGTAATGTTGCTGGAGAGCGATGGGGTAGCATTAGCAAAGAACAGGCTTGGCCTCACGGGTGAGCGTACCGTCGACGACAAATTTGATATTAATAAATTGCTATCAGCAAAGGAGAATTAAAATATGGGTATTAATTGGGACGAAGTCGAAGAGCAGTATGACAAGGGCTTCAAAGAATATGCGCCAGAAGGCTACCACAAAGTAAAGTGTATTGACTGCGAGGCTAAGCAGGTCGGCTCGAAGGGGAGCTATCTATTGAAGTTCACATTCGAAGAGGACGACAACTATAAGTACCAATCCGCAGACTGTTGGATCTCTAAGGACAAGGACAAATTCCGCTATCATTATGTAAAGAATCTATTCATGGCTTTGGGCGCTCCAGAGGATAAAGCCAAGACCGTTATCGAGAGGGCGGAAGACAAAGGCGACTATGAGTTCGCGGTAAAGACCTATGAGGCATCGTTCAAGAACCTTCTTAAGAAAAAGCCTGAGGTCGAGATTGAAGTATATCGTGATGACCGCAACCCAAAGTATTGCCGTGCAGCTTTTGCAGATAAGCGTGTCTATATGAAGCGCGACACTCAAAAGGTGGCAGACGCTATGGGCGGCGGCGAGGTAATCCCTACTGACGAGTTCGGAGAAATCCCATTCTAGGATAAAAAACAACCCCGCTCCGGCGGGGTTTTATGAAAGGATAATGATGAAACTGCGCAATAAAAAGACCGGAGAGATTGGCGAACTCATGGGAACATTGACAAGCTGCCCTTATGTCGGCATCAGCATCGACTTCCACGACGGAAATCCGAAAGCATTCTATTACAACTCACTCACCGAACTCAACGAGGAATGGGAGGATTACACCCCAGTTGAGCCACTTATCAAAGACGAGAAAATCCGCAAAGCAGTCAGAGCGTGGGCAGAGGCGTGCGGGGCAGAACAAGTCAAATATGCTATTGCCTGCAACCAATATTATGATGTAAGGGGAACTGGCTTCTCTATAAAGTTCTTGTATAAACCAGTTGAGGTATGGATGGAAGATGGCAAAATCTACACCATCACCGAACTCTGTGGAGAGGAGGAAGAATGAATCTGGCTATGACGAAGTTCTTAAGCGTCTAGGCAAGAAATAATCACTATCATCCTTCTCTTCTCTTGGG